ATGCGTTCTACGCTTATTTCGTCCGTGTTTGTGTATTCAGTAATATCAACTATTGCGCCTTGGCTATACCAGTCATCTAACGGCAAAACTTCGTAAACGTTTTCTTCAACACCTACGCAAGTCATGTTAAACTCTTTCAAAACACCTGCAAAGAAATCAGCTACTTTCATATCAGGCATTACGTTGTTTAAGTTTACGTTCCCTGAAATAACATTTTGATTTGTTGATATTATTACTTGGCTATCTAATTGCCCGTAAATTTCAATGCCATAACGAACTTGAAAATCTACAGTCATTGCAAAAGCTGCTTTTGTCTTTAATGTTATAATTGTATTTAAACCAGCTGTATTAGGAAACTGAATTGAAGACAATGTGCCTACTGTTGGTCCCGAAATAGTTTGTAAATAATTACCGTCTTGAAAAACATCTACATATAACTCACCAAATGCGCTTTTTGCTGTTATAGTAACTTCGATAAAATGTCTATTTGCTCCACTTAAATATTGTATGTTAATTGAATTATCAGCTAAATCAACATAACTTGCTGCATCAAAAGGGTTTTGATAATTAAAAACAATACCATCAAAATCTATATTTTGCGACTCACTTACCCACGTGTATTCGTTCGTGTTTTTCGCCCATAAAAAAGCTTGAGTAAATCTCGGGTCACTTAAAAACGTACCTTGAAAAGTAACCCCGTAATCATTCTCAATAGCTTCGAATAGCTTACTTACTTTAATTGCAGGAAACAACTCGTTGTATTGAATAGCATGAGCGTTTTGCGTTATATCTTCAGCCCCATGGTAATACGTCCATAATCTTGTACTTGCAATCAATGGGTAACGAACATCGTAATCAGTTGCTAAGTCCGTAATACGGTCGTAAATTTCAGTTCCATTAAATAAAAACTCTAAGCTGCTTAAATCTAAATCTTTAAGTTTATCCTCTCCGAACTTGTCTTTTAAAGCTAACACATCACCATAAAAAGTAACCGTGTAACTATCAACTTGTCCGTTCTTTACGTTTGACTTTTCTAACTGTATTTTACCACGTCTAAAAAAAGTAAGGTCTATTTCTATATACGCATTCCGTCTTAAGTTTTGGTCTATTGTTTGCTCAAGATCGGACTCATAAAAATATTGAAATATGTTATTATTATGAGGTGAAGCTGGAACGGTGAAACTTTGCGAAAAGTCGGTAAATACTTTTGAAATATCCGAAATATTTTGAACGCTGGAATTTACACTTATTTGTTCATCGTTAAATAATTCTACTTGAACACCCTCTACAAATAACCCGACTATCCGTTTCATATTACGTTGTTAATTACATTGTAAGCAAATTCAAACTCTAATTGGTAGTTAATCGTTTTTTGGTTTATGTTCTTGAATAATTCAGTGCTTTGTGTTTTTAAAGTAGCAGGTAAACTATTAATTAAAATCCTTTCACTTAACATAAGTTGTTTGAGTAGATCGTTATAGCTTTCATCTACCCAATCCGTGTTTACTTTTATTGAGTTCTTGCCATTTGTGTTAAAGCTCTTTGTTTGACCTTCTAACGTGTTGTAGTTAGGAAAAGTCGATTGCATTAAATTGTATTTCGTGTTTTCAACGCTTAGCGTGTTATTTGAAGCAGCATAAAACCATGTTCGTTGCCATGCGCCATACTTATTTACAAAGTCGCATAAAACTGGCTCATAACGGCAGTTTAAGTTAGGTTTAAAAATACCCGTCCATTTAATCGCGCTTAATGTTCCTATAATTTCTAACTTGTTACCGTCTGCATAATAATTAGGGTGAACTCTATAAACGTCACGCATTGCGTTTGTTCCTGTAAGTGTAACCGTTAAAGTTGCGCCCGTTCTTAAATTAGTATATTTAGCATCCCAATTTACTTGACGTTCTAACATAATATGACCGCCCCTATACGCGTTATTTGTACTCGGGTTAATACTTGAGTCATAGGCATAATAAAACGTTCCTTCATCGTGCAAAACAACATCGTTAAAAGAATAGTTATAACCTTGCTCGTAATACCCGAAACCGTCAAATGCTTTATCCGTTACCGTGTTTAATAACGTGTAAGTTCCTGAATCTAATTTGTAGCGTTTTATTTCTACGTTGCACCATTGTGTTGTTTCAGAAGCTGGAGTGGTATTGTAAATTTCTTGACGTACATTCCAGCTAATATATTCACGAATGTAAGGTGAAATATTGTAGTACGTGTTTACGTTGTTTGAAGCTGGAATTAATTTGTCTAAAACATAAGTAGGGTCAGTTGGAGCTGAACCCGTACCGTTCCAAATTCTTAATTCAACCTTTGAACCTTCTTGACCGCTTTCGGCTATTGTTACTATATAAGGTGAACGTGCAAAAATACTCATTTTATATTTTTTAAGTTTTGATTTAATATTGAATTCAATTCCGTTTCAGCATCTAATCCATATTTATCTATTAACACATCAGGAAGCTTTTTAAATGCTTTCTCAAATGGCTTAGTAAAAAACAAGCTCGGTTTAATTCCAAACTTAAATATGTTTTTAGCGATCGCAAATTGTAAACCTTTCCTTGTTTGAAATTTACCCTGTGCGTTTCTTGGTGCTATGCCTTTTCGAACTATCCACTTATCTAATTTGCTCGGAGGTGGCATTTTACTTTTATAGCTGTATTCAGTATTGTATTTTTTAAACTTACCTGAAACTCCTTTATCCTGAAAGTTTCCATAAGGCTCCATTTCAAAATAAATACCTATTGAGTTTTTAAACTCTTTTACTTCGCCTTGTATTGAGCTGGATAGTTTTCCAGACGTGTCTTTGTTTTGGCGTTTAAGTTCTGCCCTTGCTCCCTTAACAACTTCGTCACGGAATTTTTCTAAGGCTTTTAGTGTTTCACTCATTAGCAGATAGTCATTGAGTTAGGAACTAAAATATCAAGTGTCATCGTCCAACCTGCTAAATAGTTTTCAAACCTTTCAGCAAATGGCTCACAAGTTGCGTTACCGTCTACCATAAAATTGTCAGAGAATAATGCACCACGTCTTAAACTTTCGTAAAGTCTATTTTGAACTGCGAACATTGTATTTAATACATCTTGTTCGTTGTTGTTTCCTATAAACGTGTTTGTGTCTTCGTCTTTTGAGATGTCAACGATATCCATGCAAAGAATGCTTACATTAAAACGAATGATATTATTTTCAATTGAACTTGAGTTAACAATAATATGCGCCAAAGGAAAAATAGTTTGCTTAGACAAGTCAACTGCGAAGATGTCACCTTCCGTAATTGTGTTTATAAACGCGTCGTTATCGAAGTGTCCTTTTAACGTGTCTAATAAATTATAATAGTTACCCATTTTTAAATTTTCTTTTTAATTCGTTATTCTCTATTTCAGTTCTTTGTCGCTCGTAAGTAAGGTAGGTAAGGCACTTCCGTATTCCCAATTTGGTAACTTCATCAAACTTTGTAACGTCTCCTTTAGAGAGTGCATAGATTGAATTATACCATCCCCATTGCTTATTGAATTGAGCCCGTTCTGAATAGTCGTTTTGAGCTCCTTGTTCTTCGTCATCTCCTGCTCCAAAAAGGTAAGCGAAGCTTGAACTAAGTCGTTTCCTAAATGATAAAAAAAAACCGAAGCAGCCATTGCAATATCCAAAGGAGCGTATTTCATTAACTCCGAGAATTCATCGGTCCCTGAATAAGGCATTATTTCGTGCGTGTCTTTCGTCTTTTTGGTTATCGGTCTATAAAGAACTGCCATTGCTTTGTGGAATGTTTCAACCTTGCCTATATTGTGGTCTAAGTCTACGTACTCACCGAAGCTCATTTCTTCTAAGTTAGGAATGAAACCGAACTCCATGTCTTTTATTTTAAACGTAGTTTTGAATTCCGTCTTTTGCTGGAATAACTCATTAAAGTGGTTAGCTAACCCAACAACATCGCTCCATTTTATTTTGAGTACTTCTTGCATATTTAAACCACAGAAAATTTCAATAGACTTTTGTGCTATTAACTCTTCATCATTTGAACCCTCAACCAGTTTTATGAACTTTTGGTAGTTCATTAATGGTATTTCACTAAGCGTTGTTGGAATTACTATTTCCGTTTTCATATTTATATAACTTTATATTTGATAATTGTAGTAAGCTAAGGCAATATCGAACGCT